TTACATCAATTGCAACATGGGCATACTTTGGTATTGTAGAGAGATTGAATGGTTTAGAAACTACACAAACTATGATGAAATCAGATCTTAATTTCAATACAGAGTTTCGTATTAAATGGCCAAGAGGCGAAATGGGTAGTTTACCTGCCGACTCAGAACAGTTTATGATGATTGAACATTTGGCAGAAGAACTTGAAAAGTTAACTATAGAAATTGAAAGTGGTGAAGCACCATTTGATCAACAACAAAAGTTGCAGATTAATTTTATGATGAAACGAATTGAAGCACTTGAAGAAGCACATGAGAAGATTCGTAACGATATTATGGATCTGATTCATACAAATAGTAGAATACCAACACCAAGTCGAAGCCAACACGAAGGTCACTAATATGGAAGCAATGGTAATAATTTTAATGTTGATGAAACCAGATCATTCTATGATGGAACTTGGTGATTTTAAGTCGATGGAAAAATGTCAAGTTGCTATGGAAATGGCCAAGACACAGTTCAAGAAAGGTCATTTATCTTGCCTCAAAAAAGGTGAGAAGATGAAGATGAAACACTAATGACCAGTGTTGAATTCGTTTTATTGCTGTTTATGAATGGCACCGAGCTTAAAGAATATACTGTTAAAGATGGTATGTCTGAGTGCCTGAAAGCAAAACGTACTGCTTCACGAGAACTAAGTAAATCAAATAAAGCTACAAGATATGCGTGTCAAAAAATGGAAGTTATACTTGACGACAGTGGTAAAATACTAGAAATTGTAGCAAAGCAATAAGTGTCAAAAACCTGACAGAAAGGGATGTCAAATTATTATAGGTGTCATTTTTTTGACAACCAATAAATATCTATTTGGCAAAAGCGCATGAAAGAAGATCATATGGAGTCCCACTCAAGGTTAGATAGGATCGAGTTAAAACTCGACAAGCTTACGGAAGCGATGGTTTTAATGGCACGGACTGACGAAAAAGTAACTGCATTAAAAGATGATCATGATAATATGTATGAACGTATTAATCGATTATCTATGAAATTAGATGATATTGAAAAGAAGGTTGATGATAATCACCGCACGGTGTGCCTTATAAATAAACTAGTATATGCTGCTCTAATCGCAGCGGTTGGAGCGTATGTGGCTCAATTTTTAACTTAGGAGAAGACAAGTGGATTATAATCCTTTTAAGAGTGGGGCCACTCAAAAGGTCCAAGAAAACAAATTTGTAATACCGGAAGAAGTACCAGCTACAGAGCGTACAGCATTCCATGGTGCAGCAGCAGCTGCTCATAAAGCAGGCAAATCTCATTTCAGTTTTGCTGGTAAGAAACATCCAGTAACTATGAAAAAAGATACAGCCAATGCAATTGCTGACCAAAAAGAAGGCTATTACAAAGATATGGAAATCAAAAAACAAGATAAAGCAATGGGTGCCAAGCCAGTTCCTTCAAAGAAAAAGAAAGAAGCAAAGGGCGGTGGTAAAGAAGGTGATGTAGAAATGAATCCAAAAATGGAAAAAGATTCTAAATCAACTCAAACAGAATCAGTAGATTATCATAAAAAAATGGCAAATAGTCATGGGCATCATGGTAATGCTCATGAAAGTGAAGCAACTAATGGTGGACATGACGATCATGATTATGCAAGTGTTGATCATCATGAGGCAGAAAAAGCACATAATGCTGCGGCAGCTGCACATAAGGAACATGGCGGTGATTCTTCTCAATATAAATCAGCATCGGCAAAAGCAAAATCTGCTAGTAAAGAAGCTAAAGAAGCATCAGAAAATGCAGGAAAATTTAAGAAAACTGCACCGCCTAAACCAATGGGCGAATCAAAAATCCGAAGTGCACTAAGGTCAGTACTTTCAGAAAAGTCTAGAGATGATCATTACAAATCTTCAACTGATCCTGAAATGATGAAGGATAAGATTAAAGGTAAAGGTGCCGAAGACATGATGAAAGGTGCTAATGACGAAATTGCAAAAGGACCTGATGCACATCTTGACGAGCCTGCAATGATTAATAAAGATGCTGCTAAGATGACTTCAAATGTGCCAAAAGGCAAAGCCCGTGGTAATGATAACATGAAGGGTGATACTAAAATTAAACCCGGCGGTACACCAATGAAAGATCCTGCTGCAATGAAAGTAGAATCATTTGGTTCTCAAGTATCAAATATGGCATCAGCTTATGCTTCAATGCAACCAATTGAAATTGATGAGTTGGACGAGTCTATGTTAGGCCATAAAGGTGCAAGTGCTGTTAATGGTGGTAAATCAAAAGATCCTCGTTTCAAATCATCTGCTTCTCACATTGACTATCATCATAGACGAAGTGATGGTCATATGAAATCAGGCGGTGATGAAGATCAGCACCGGTATCAAGTTGCTAAAAAACTTGGATATAAAGTATAGGAGAGAAGAATGGCTATCAAAGGACCTAAAGGTGCGCACCCAACTACACGTGGTTGGGAAAGCGCTAAAGGCGAATTATTAAAATCGCAAAAGATTAGTGAAGATCAAATTGCAGAATGGAATAATGAAATGAATCCAAAGCCTCAAGTGTTACGTGAAGCACCAGTAACTGAAGAAGAAGTAATTGAAGAGCACATGGAAATTGAAGAAGAAGAAGTAAAAGAAGAACCAAAGAAGAGTATGATGAGCAAGTTGTTTTCATAATATATAAGAGGTAACTACTCTTATAGGATCATTATGATTAACCAATTAACTGAAGATACTTTATTTTTCTATGCGGCTCAAAATTATTATAAGCCTCAGTTTTCTGATGTTGAAGAATTCTTTGAAGATTTGAAACGATTTAAATATATCAAAAGATTAGTCAATCGATATATTGAAACTGGAAACTTTCCGCATAGATTATTATTGAATCATATAATTATTATCTTCAATGTTTTTGGTATTGAAGCCGCAAATAACATATTGAATTTGCGATTAGATGATAGACACTGGCCGGTGATAAAACCTATATTGTTATATCTGAACTACATTACTGAAAAGGATAAAGAACATATTGAGTCCGATCCATACGTTGTAAAATTTTTAGGAACTATCTAATGGGAATAGTAAAACGAGCGGCTGACTTAGCATATACATTTAGATTCATTCGAATGCTCGTATTGGATTGGAAGGAATGGGATGCTTATAAACTTGGCCTCATTGATGAAGAAGGCAAGCGAAACCGAAAAACAAAAATTCAATCAGACGAACAAAAGTCAGCCTACACACCGTTCATCCGACTCTGTGCCAATGTCAAACGTTTGGTATCGAAGATTCCGGGTGGCGGTAGTAAGCTTGGTTCTTTTGCTTCTGCTCTTTATCTTATAAAAGAAAAATATAATCTTAGAGATCGCGATCTCGAAAAAATCATAGAAAAATGTGGCGCAGACGTGCTTGATATTATCAATGAAGGTAATGAATGGTTCCTTCTTGATGATGGTTCAATCGCGCCCGGTGTATATAAAATTCGAGAAAATAAATTATTAACTCGCAACTGCGGTGAAATGGTATGGGCTAAAGACCAAGTACGAATAAGAGAAGAATGCCATTCTATTGGTGACGTATTTGGTATACCGATTTATGAAGCAATCCATATAAATACTAATCAAAGCATTTATATAACCACAAACGAGATTTACAAATGAGTAAACCAAGAGATGTTGCCAGAATACTAGGCAGAACCGAAGCAGCCAATCCAAGCAACGTTGCGCTAGCGCTTGATGGTTCAACAGAACCTACAACACAATATGACTCTATTGGTCTTTTACCTGTTACTGGTTTAACTACTGGCCAACAAGCATATGTAACTGAAAACTCAAGAATATACATTTCAAATGGATCTGGTTGGTATAACGTGGCACTAGTAAATGCAACGCCTAATCTTACTATTGATCCTACTGGCGCAATTGAACTTTCAAATGAAGGTGCTAATACGGTAATTACATTAACCGGTACCGATAGTGACAATGCAGATGCCAATTTAACATATAGTGTTGAATCTGACGGTAGTTTTGGTGGATTGGCAACGTTGAGTCAAGATAGTTCTGTATTTACTATTACTCCATTAGGTGAAGACAGTGCTACAACAGAAACATCTACTCTTACGTTTAAGGTTTCTGATGGTGTTAGTTTTGGATCTGGTACAACTACATTTACATTGACATTTATAACAATTGTAGCAAATTCAGCTGAAACTACATTATTGTTAAAAGCGGATACTACTGGAACAGACAATCAAGTGGATGCTTCAACCAATAATCATACAATAACTGAGAACGGTAACGTAACATCCACCGCATTTACTCCTTATCATCCTGGTGGATATAGTGTTGCCTTTGATGGATCAGATGACTATATAGGATTTGATAATGGTTATATAGCAACCAATGGTACGTGGTGGAATTCTTCAGGTTTTACATTAGAATTGTGGTTCTACAAAACAGTCTCAACAGGTACTACTGGGACAGTATTTGACAATAGACAATCTTCTACTAGTGGATTTTTACTTACTAATAAAAACGCTGGATGGGATATGTATCTCAATGGTAACTATCTGTTTCAAAATCAAGGTACTGAAAAAGTAGGACAATGGGTGCATCTGGCATTAGTTGCTAGTGGTACAACTGTTACTCTTTATGAAAACGGGACATCTTTATACACTACTGGATCAGCGCCGAATACATCGTCCTATGCTTATTTTGGTAGAAGTCAAAATACTGTAGGTGCAGTACAATACAGCCCTCGTGGTGGCAATATCGACTGGCCAGGGTATATGTATGATATTCGAATTTCTTCTGGATCAAGGTACACAACAGCGTTTACACCGTCAGAAACACCTCATGAAACTGATAGTAATACAATATTATTAGCATGTTCATCACCTATGCTTAAAGATAAATCATCTAATAATCATGAAATTACTGTATTTGGTGATGGTATTAGTACTGCTAGATTTACCCCACATGATTATGATCCTTATACAAAAGCAGAATTCGGCGGCGGTGTATACTTTGATGGTGTTGATGATAGATTAACCGTAGCCAGCAATTCTGATTTTAATATAGGATCCGATTTTACTTTTGAATGTTGGTGTTATCCTACATCATCTTCAAATTCTGGCGCTTCAGGCAACGCTTTGTTAATGCTGGTTTGGAACGGATCTAATAATAGTGTATGGTTATCATATACTAGTGCTACTAAATTCGAATTTAGAATATCATATGTTGGAGGTTGGGCACATACTTTAACTTCAACAGATGCCCATGTTGCAGCAACAAGAAATAGTGGTACCACATATTTGTTTATAAATGGCGTGCAACAAGCAACTGGCTCTAATAACACAGATGTGTCTAGCACTGGTAACACTGTATCCATTGGTTCTCAAGGTACTGGCAGATATTTTCAAGGTTATATAAAAGATGCAAGAATAGTCAATGGTACAGCTGTTTACACCTCTACATTTACCCCACCAACTGTACCATTAACTGCAGTAACAAATACTAAATTGCTTACATGTACAAATAAGAATGATATTTGGGAACAAGCTGATGGATCTTTGTTAACAAAGGTTGGTAATACTACAGCAAGTAACACGCAAAGAAAGTTTACTACTTCTTCTGCAGTATATTTTGACGGTACTGGTGATTATTTAACTACTTTTGCACCAGGATCTAGATTTGCTTTTGGTACGGGTGATTTTACTATCGAGTGTTGGGTTTATTTTAATTCTTACGAAACTACTAATGGGTTTTTTGTTGGTCAAAACTTTTTTTCTAGCGTTTTTCAGTTTAATAGTTCTGGCCAATTACAGTTTTACTCACAACCAGCATCCGCTTATGTCGTTACTGGATCAACTGCGTTGCCTACAAATCAATGGGTTCATGTTGCGGTAACAAGATCTGGAAATACCTTTAAGGTTTTTCTAAACGGTAGTGTTGATGGAACAGGAACAAATAGTAGTGACGCAGGTTTTAACTCAGCTAATTTGCTTACGATAGGCGCATGGAATAATATAGCTGCCTCTTGGATTGGATATATGCAAGATATGAGAATCACAAAAGGTCTTGCAAGATATACTGCTAACTTTACCCCACCTACCGCAGAATTTGACGGATAATTAACAAGGAATAAAAAATGTCCAGTAGAAATAGAGATATAGCAGATATTCTGGGTTATGTTTAGAGAATAAAAAACATATAAATAGTCAAAAGATTTTTATGTCGGAGACTATTTTATGGCTGCACCTAATTCCAGAGATACATTAATAGATTACTGTAAGCGCCGCCTCGGTGATCCTGTCATTGAGATTAACGTTGATGACGAACAGATTGAAGACCGTGTAGACGAAGCTATTCAGTATTATCAAGAATACCATACAGACGCTACATATAGAACATACTTACAACACCTTATTACTTCTACAGACGTAACTAATAAGTACATTTCTATTCCATCAGATGTTCTTTACATTTCAAAAGTATTCCCACTCAGTAGAACATTCGGCGATAACATGAATTTCTTTGATATTAAATATCAAATGATGCTTAATGATATTGCTGATCTTCAAAACTTTGCTGGAGACCTAGCATACTATAGACAACTGAATCAATATTTAAGTATGCTTGATCAAACTCTTAATGGTCATCCACAAACTACATTCTCACGGCACCAAGATAGACTATACATTCATGGTGAATTTGAAACACAAGATCTTATTGAAGGCGAGTATCTTGTTGCAGAAATATACAAACAAGTAGATCCGGATACTAATACTTCGGTCTATAACGATATGTGGCTTAAAGAATATACAACTTCACTCATTAAACAACAATGGGGTTCTAACTTAATTAAATTTGAAGGTGTACAATTGCCGGGTGGTGTAACATTCAATGGAAGACAGATTTACGATGATTCACTTACCGAAATACAAGCACTAAGGGAACGAATTAGAGAAGAGCACGATCTACCACCTGACTTTTTTGTAGGATAAACTATGGCCAGAAATTTCTATTTCACTGAAAAGGTCAGATCTGAACAATTACTTTATGAAGATTTAGTGATTGAAGCTTTGAAGATCTATGGTACTGATGTGTATTATCTTCCGCGTACAATCGTAAATGAAGATGTATTATTCGGTGAAGATCCTACATCTAATTTTAATAATTCATCTAAGATTGAAATGTACATTGATAACATTGAAGGCTTTGATGGTGAAGGAGATCTGTTTACAAAATTTGGAGTAGAAATTAGAGATGAAGCTACCTTTGTAGTTTCTAGACACCGATGGAAAACACAAATAGCTCGAGCGGATAATGCTGAGCAAGGTGACCGACCGACTGAAGGCGATCTTATATATCTACCATTAACTAAATCTTTTTTCGAAATTAATCATGTTGAACATGAACAACCTTTTTATCAGCTAGCTAATGTTCCAGTATTTAAAATGCGGTGTACTCTCTTTGAATATACCGGTGAAGATATGGATACCGGAAATACTGATATTGATGCAATGGAAACAGATTATGCGTATCAATATAGAGTTTGTCTCTTAGCACCAAGAACTCCAATTATTCAACATCAATTCGATCCTGCATATTCTCATGCTGATATATATGATTCTGATTATGTTGAAATCGGTGCGCTTAATACTTTAACTCTTGTAGATGGTGGAAGATACCTTGAAGATATTCAAAGTCCACGTACAGATCAAAATGGTGGGATAATAACATTTTTAACCGGTAATCCGGATAATCCTGCGATTATTTCTGCAATCCTTGATTCATCAACAGGCACTATTACAAGTCTATCTATTATAGATTCAGGTGCTGGTTACTTCCCAGCACCAGATTTAACAATTAATAAATTAAATAATTTTGATAGTTCATATAGTAGAGGTGATGAAATAGCACAACCATTATCATCTGGTATACTTATGAATGGTGAAGTACAACGATACCAACTCGATTCTGATGGAGATTCATGTAGATATGTTTACTTAGCACATGCTGGAGCAAGTGATGGTGAATTTAGAAGCTTTATCAATAGCCCTGCAAAAAATTTCCAAAATCTTATTAATAATACTACAAACGGAACTACACATGGTCTTAAAGCGTTATCAGTAATTGAAAACAATCTTATATCAAATTCTGAGCAGAATGACACATTTAGTACTTTTTCAGATGACTTCTTAGACTTTAGCGAAGATAATCCATTCGGGGATCCATCAGCACAATAATGATTATAAATATAAACAAGGTAGGACAATAAAATGGCAATAGTATTTCGAAATGCAAAAGGGACAAAGCTTACCATAGCAGATATGGATGGTAACTTTTCGCATTTAGTTGCTGTAGATGCGGCTGAAACAAGCAGAGCAACTGCTGCAGAAAATACGCTTACTAGCAACCTTAATAGTGAAATTTCAACACGAGCTACAGCAGATGCTACGCTTACTAACAATCTTAATTCTGAAATATCGACTGCTAGGGCTGCTGAATCTACCAATGCTGGTAATATCACTGCTGAAATAAATAGAGCTACTGCAGCTGAAACTGCTAATGCTACCGCAATTACTAATGAGGCATCAACCGCACGTGCGGCCGAAACTACGCTTACTAATAATCTTAATGCTGAAATTATAAGAGCTACTGCGGCTGAAGATTCAAATGCCAGTGATATTGCAGCAGAAATTGCAAGAGCTACTGCAGCTGAAACGGTCAATGCCGCTGCAATAAATGCTTTACCAGATTCGGCTCAAGTGCTAGGCTTAATTGATAGCAATCATGTTGCACTGAAAGCAATCGGACTTGATTATGGTGTTCTAGCAAATAAACCTACAATACCAGTATCTGGTACAGACTTTGTTGATAGCGCGTTTGTTACTGCCCAGATTGATGCGTTGATTGATGGTGCACCCGGGACACTTAATACTCTTAATGAAATTGCGGCAGCATTGAATGATGATGATTCAGCTTATAATACTCTCATTGGATTGATTGCAGCTAAAACTGATTTTGATTCTGCAAATGCTACTACTATTATCAATAGCACATTGCAAAATTTAAATCAAAATATTGTTCCAGATACAAATAATACATATGATCTTGGTACATCTTCAAATAGATTTAAAGATCTTTACTTAAGTGGATCCACTTTACATATTGGAAATATAAAAATTACTGAATCTAGTGGTAGTGTTGTATTTAAAGATAGCGATAACAATCCTATTGGTGTTTCAACAATTGATTCTGCTTATGTACAAGCAAGGCAAATTTTAAGTAGTGGTGGTGTTGATTCTGCGGCTGTTCAATCTATAGTAGATGTTACCTATGTTCAAGCTAGAGTGCCTACCTCATATGTTCAAGGTAAAATTACTGACGTTTACATTCAAAACGCAATTGATTCTGATTTTGTTTTAAGTAAAACAGGAACAATATTAGATTCTTCTTTAACTACTCAATTAATTGATTCTGCATTGCCTATAGGACAACTTGGACAACAATACTTTGTTTCAACTAATAATACTAACAGGTTGGAAACCGATTACCTATTAACTGTCAATGATAAATATGTTGAAACTGCCGCAGAATTAGCCGAAGAAATTACAGATGTTACCACGTTACAAGAAGTATTTAATACGTGGAATAGATTCTCTCATAATACTTCTAATAATTATCCTGCAAACGCTAGTGAAATGAATGCTTGGGTTTATAACTCAGGCCCGGGAACTATATCCCAACCACAAAATACAGGCACTGCGACTGGATTCTATTCTGTAGATACATATGAAAATTATACACACACTGCTAGATTTACATCTGGTCAGACTGATAATGATATTGGGTTTATGGTTATAGGTTTTGTTGCTGAAGGAACTGGGGCGACTTATAGACAACATACCTTATCTGCTGTTAGACAAACAGATGGTGCCATTGGTGGCATTGCTAGTTGGGATCTTGTATATAATATTGGGCAATCAGATCAAGCAATCTTAACTGCAGCAACAAATGGTGGATCCGGGCCGGCCAATGCAGCTACTTCCACCGGCGGTTGGAATACATATACTGATGGCACATTGATATTTACTCAAAAAACAGGAAGAAATATCACTATAAGAACTTCATATTATTCCAGCACCAACTTAGCATTAAATCCTGCTACAGATATGGATTTTGATCTTCTATCTGACTCTCGTACCGTAAGATTTGCTGGTCCTGTGCCATATGGCTATGGTGCTTGGAGCCAAGGTGATATGACTATTTCAGAAATATCTTTTGTTCCAGGTCAGTCTGAATTGCTTTATCACTTTGGAGGAACACTAAGTGGAAATACTGGTGGTGATGTATACACATATAGTAGCGATAGTAGTGCATGGAATCTAGATTCAGATTTAACCTTACAAGGCGCTCAAGGTAAAATTTTACATAATAATAAAACAGGCCGTACTTATTATGTTGATGGTACTCAAGCACATTCGATTGGATCTGTAAGACAATTTAATGATGTAATGTATCTTTTACCACAGAATAGTGAACCAGATTCTGCTGATACAGGTGGATTAGGTCTAAGAGCTGGAATGTTTGCAACAGCAGATCAAATTAACTGGGATCCTGCAAGTAAAGGATCTGGTGGTGCATACCCAGTATTCTTTAATGGTACGAGTTGGGTGGCTCTATACTAAATGTTTGGTGGACACTTCTATCATGAAAAAATGCGAAAGTCAGTTTCTATATTTGGTAGACTGTTCAATAACATTTATGTATTAAGAAAAAGCACATCCGGTGCAGTGTTGAATCAATTAAAGGTTCCACTTGCTTATGCACCTAAGATGAAATACTTAGAAAGAATAAGAGAAAATCCAGACTTAGTTAATGATACTCGAGTAGCACTTAAGTTACCACGCATGTCATTTGAGATTGTTAATATAACTTATGATTTAACAAGGCAGTTATCAAAAGTAAGTAACTTCTCTACACTCGGTACAACCAGTGCAAATAGACAAAAGTTCTATTCACCGGTACCGTATAACTTGGATTTTCAATTAAACATATTTGCAAAGAACCAAGACGATGCTTTGCAAATCGTTGAGCAAATACTGCCAACGTTTAATCCACAATACACATTAACAATTAAACCTTTTCCAACGGAATATCCAGACTTTGTTGAAGATATACCAATTGTGATTCAGGGAGTTTCATTCGCTGATGACTACGAAGGCGCTTTAGAACAAAGACGCACGATCATCTACACGATAAACTTTGAAATGAAAACACAATTTTATGGTGATATTGCTAACAAAGCCATTATTCGTTCTGCAATTAATAACATATATGATATTAATGCAGGTTTACTTGATTCTGATGTAAAACTAGAAACTATAACCACTAACCCGAATCCTCTTGGAACATTTGGCACAGCAGATAGCGATTTTGGATTTACTAATACAATAGAAATGACAGGTGATAGTTCATGAGTGATAATGTAAAAAGTGACTATGATTATTCTAGACAAACATATTATGACTTAATTGAAAAGGGCCGTGAAAGTTTAGAAGATATGATTGAAGTTGCTCGGCAATCTGAGCATCCAAGAGCATACGAAGTCTTATCTGGTATGATAAAAAATATATCAGATGTTAATGACAAGCTTATGGATTTAAATAAGAAACAAAAAGATATAGATAAAAAGGATGAAGCACCTCAAATAGCAGGTGGTACTACTAATAACTTATTTTTGACAACAGCTGATCTTCAAAAAATGATGGTTACACAAGATGATGAAAAACTGGTAGATGTCACTCCTACAGAATGAAGCATATTTAGGAAATCCAAATGTTAAAAGAGATGGAGTACTTCAAGTATGGACTCCGGAACTTTTACAAATATATAAAAAGTGTATGGATGATCCTATTTACTTTGCAGAAGAATACGTAAAAGTTATTTCTTTAGACCAAGGTCTAGTTCCGTTTAAACTATATCCTTACCAAAAAGAAATGTTTGGACACTTTAATGACAATCGCTTCTCAATCATTCTTGCTTGTCGCCAATCTGGAAAATCCATCTCAGCATGCGCATATCTCCTTTGGTACGCGCTCTTTCACCCGGAAAAAACAATTGCGATTCTTGCGAATAAAGGGGCGACTGCTCGGGAAATGTTATCTCGTATTACGCTCATGCTGGAAAACATTCCGTTCTTTTTACAGCCGGGTTCGAAAGCTCTTAATAAAGGAAGCTTGGAATTCAGTAATAACTCGCGGATCCTTGCGGCTGCAACTAGTGGTAGCTCTATTCGTGGTATGTCAGTTAATCTATTATACTTAGACGAGTTTGCTTTCGTAGAAAGAGCATCTGAGTTTTACACATCTACATATCCAGTTGTATCTGCGGGTACGGGCACGAAAGTAATTGTTACTTCTACAGCAAATGGTATTGGCAATCAGTTTCATAAAATATGGGAAGGATCTGTTCAAGGAATAAACGAGTTTCAAAATTTTCGTGTAGATTGGTGGGACGTTCCGGGTCGTAATGAAGAATGGAAAACTCAAACAATTTCCAATACGAGTCAACTACAATTTGACCAAGAGTTTGGCAATACATTCTTTGGAACAGGTGATACACTCATAAGTGCTGATTGTTTATTATCATTAAGATCTAAACTATATAAACGTGAAATGGAAGGTGGCGCCTTACGTATATATGAAGAGCCTGTAGAAAAACATGACTATATAATGACAGTGGATGTAAGTAAGGGAAGAGGGCAGGATTACTCTACTTTTACTTTAATCGATATTAGCGTTCGCCCATTTGCACAGGTGGCTGTTTATCGGAACAACACTATCTCTCCTATTCTCTTCCCTAATATTATATATAAGTATGCAAAAGTCTACAACGAAGCTTATGTGGTAATTGAAGCAAATGATCAGGGCGGTGTAGTTTGTAATGGTTTATATCATGATTTAGAATATGAAAATGTACATGTTGAATCATCTGTAAAAGCCAATGCTATTGGCATTGAAATTACAAGAAAAACTAAAAGACTTGGTTGTTCTGCTATTAAAGATATACTTGAAACACATAAGCTAGAAATTGTTGATGATCAAACTATCTTAGAAATATCTACATTTGAAGCACGAGGTCAATCATACGAAGCCAGTGATGGTAACCATGATGATCTTATGATGAACCTTGTTATGTTCGGTTACTTTTGTTCTACTCAATATTTTGGTGATATGACAGATATCAACTTAAAGCAAATGTTGTTTGATCAACGAATGAAAGAAATAGAAGAAGACATTGTGCCATTTGGATTTATTCAAAATGGACAAGATGATGTAGATTTAGATATAAGAAATGATCCGGATAACTGGCAAGTACAAGGATATGAGCCAGATCTTAGCACAACTGACGGAATCTTCGATAGAATTAAAGATTAGTAATATTATAAATAATGGTATATTGAACAATAACCGTATTATGAAATCATATAATTAGTTAAAAGGAAACAAAGCTATGGCACTCGGCACACCGTCAGAAAGTCCAGCGGTTGTTGTAAAGGAAATAGACCTGACTGGTGGCGTTCCAAACGTACAGTCAACTACCGGAGCAATCGTAGGTAACTTTCGTTGGGGTCCAGTTGCACAAAGAGTTTTAGTTGATAACGAGGCAACTCTAGTCGACAACTTTGCAACACCAGACTCCGCAAATACCATAGACTTCCACTCAGCACAATACTTCTTGCGCTATTCAAGTGCACTGCAAGTAGTGAGGGAAGCTACTAGTGCAGCTAAGAATTCTCGTTCTATTATCGGCCAAACTGCCGCTGATTCAGATGGTTCTTTACCGACACCAACTGTAAAGAACGAAACAGATTTTAATTCTCAGCTGTCAACACTAACATCTAATTCACACACATTTGTTGCGAAATATCCAGGTGATCTTGGAAACTCAATTCGTGTGTCAATATGTCCTGCAGATTCATCCTCTGCCACAACATTTAGCGGATGGGCTTATCAGAATAATTTTGATAAAGCACCTCTTACTTCAACCTACGCATCTAATCGTGCAGCTACATTTGATGAAATGCATGCAGTAGTGATTGACCAAGAAGGTAAGTTTACTGGAACAAAAGGTACAGTTCTAGAAACATTCCCGTTTGTGTCTGTAGGTAAAGATGCTAAAAATCCAGATGGAACCAATAACTTCGCAAAAGATGTTATTAACGAGCGTTCCGAATATGTTTGGATGACCGGGTTCGATGCTAGCTTTATTGCAGCAGGAGCAGGAACAGACATCGATAGTGGAGATAGTTTTAAGTTAACTTCTCCAACAACTTCTGATCACACATTCACTAAGGGTGTTAATTCACCAGCCCTGACAACATCAGAGTTTCTTTCTGGATTTGATCTTTTCGAAGATGAAAACCAAGTAGAAGTAGACTTCTTGATTGCACCGGGTATGACTAACAGCACTGATCAAGCCACAGTCGTAAATGACTTGGTATCAACTGCTCAGTCACTTCGCAAAGACTGTATCGTACTTGCATCTCCGGCAAGAAATGACGTAGTAAATGTATCTTCAGCAGCCACTGCAGTAACTAATGTAGTAGCAACTGCCAATACATTCACAAACTCATCATACCTTGTTGCAGATAACAATTACTTGAAAGTCTATGATAAGTACAATGATCAGTACATCCATATTCCAGCAGCATCATCTACTGCCGGTATTTGTGCAGCCACAGACCTCGAAAGAGCACCATGGTTCTCTCCAGCCGGTCAAAGGCGTGGTAACTATTTAGGAATTACAGGCCTTGCCTATACTCCTAATAAGTCACAAAGGGATACACTGTATAAAGCAGATGTAAATCCAATTGCCAATATTCCAGGGCAAGGAACAATTCTTTACGGTGATAAGACAATGCTTGGTCGACCATCAGCATTTGATCGAGTCAATGTACGGAGACTCTTTCTTGTACTCGAAAGAGCAATCGGCCGAGCCGCTCAACAAGTACTCTTTGAATTCAATGATGAATTTACAAGAGCAGAGTTTGTCAACATTGTAGAGCCAGTCCTTCGAGAAGTCAAAGGCCGGCGTGGTATTACAGACTTTAGAGTAGTCTGTGATGAGACAAACAATACACCAGCTATTGTTGATCGTAATGAATTCATCGCAAACATCTTCATCAAACCAGCACGTTCTATTAACTACGTCACTCTGAATTTTGTGGCAGTTAGAACAGGTGTTGACTTTGAAGAAGTAGTTGGCACGGTTTAAGGAGGTAATGTAAAATGGCTGTTCTCGGAGTAGACGATTTTAAGTCGAAACTTAGAGGCGGTGGGGCACGTCCCAACCTCTTTAAAGTAACTATTAACTATCCGGGTTTTGCAAACGGTGATGCTGAATTAACATCATTCCTTTGTGAAGCTGCATCATTGCCCGGTTCAACTTTCGGAATCATTCCGGTTGCATTTAGAGGACGTATCCTCAAGATGGCCGGTGATAGGACATTCGCTGAATGGAATACTACTATCATCAATGATACTGGATTTGAAGTTCGTGATGCAATTGAAAGATGGATGAATGGTATCAATGCACATAGTGCTAATACTGGACTTACATCTCCAATTGCTTACGAAGCTGATCTAAAAGTTGAACAGCTTGATCGTGATTCATCT